GTTAAATTTATAGGCGGTTGTTGTGAAGTTGTAACAGTTTGTTGTGCAGGTGATACGTTTTGCGCAATCTGTTGTGATTGTTGTTCGTATTTTAATCCATTATAACCCTCACGTAAATTACTATGTTCTGTAAACGGCAATGATGATTGTTTAAATCCAACTAAATTCGGATCTAATTGTGGATCATTATGTTGTACTAATCCATGTTCATCTTTATAAATGCGCATCGGTTCTATATTTTGAGCGGGAGTTGAATATGATGGTTCACTATAAACTTGATTTTCCAAAGTATAATTCTTACTCTTTTTTACTTTATTTGCAAGAGTATAACCTCCCTGTTTGATAGTATCGGGTCTAGCGCCATGTTTACTAAACGCAAATGGAGTTGATCCAATATCACCGCCAAATTGAACTCCACCTGTAGCAACTGGTGCGGTGCCTGTAGTACTAGCTTCTTTACGAATCTTATATGATTCCAATGCTTTTTTTAATTTCTTTTTAAGACTTTGTTTCATCGGATACCTTATTTAATTCTTCTATTAATTCATAAGCATTTAACAAAGAAGATAGTTGATTTTCTTTAACAACTCCGGTTATAGGTTTTGAATAAAATTGGCTAATTACCTCATTTATTTTTATTTTAACAACCTCAGATTTTACATGTAAAGTTTTTTCTTTTAAAACTTCACACAATCTCTTATATTCTTCATTAACAAACATGGTAAATTTATTAGTATTACTTATGTTTGTTATATATTCTTTTAATAATCGTTTTTGATCTGGTAATAAATTGCTATATTTTTTGTTGAAATTCTCAATCAAAAACTTATAAGCTAACAAACGAACTTCGGTAGGTTGACTATCGTAAACATCCATGGAACTATTTGATGATTTTTTATCACGGGTCAAATTTTCAATAATATATTCTCTACTTTCCACCAATTCATTTATATCAAACTTTATTTGTGTTTGAACACGATCTTCAAATAATTTATAAATGGATGCGTATAACTTATAATTTGGAATTTTATTTTTTAAAAATTCATCTATATTGTATTTTTCTTTAACTTCTTTAATTAAATTATACTTTTGTTTATCTAACTCACGTTCATCTAATTTTGAACGTGTTTGTAATATAACATTTACCAATCTCTCTGCAGCTGCTACATCTTTAACATTTTGTTGAATTATAAAATTATAAAGTTGAATTTCTTTTCCCAGATCTTTGCTTTCGTGAAAGTATTTGAACATTAAGTTTTTGGTAAATGACTCATCTCTTCCAGCTAAAATATCAGCTGTAATCTGGCGAGTTAATAACTCAAACAATATTCCAGCATTCTTAAATTTTGAATGTTTCGCTTTCTTTTGCATAATATATTATTATTTATAAATATATGATAATAACATAAATGTATATATTTATGTTATTCTTTTATATTAGTTTCATCCATAAAGGATTTGTTATCGCCTTCTTTAAGTATTTCTCTTTCTTGATCAACTGTATTTAATAAATCATTTAATCCACTCAGAGATTCTAATGATAACGGAGATCTGTTTTTATACTTATGAGCTACAGACAAATCTGATTTTCTATTATTTTCCAATGTACCCAGTGGATCCTCTCCAAATGGATAATCGCTAGCCTTTTTTCTACCAGTCTGATCACGTTCCGATAGCTTTGGCGGTTCGGATGATTTTTCTTTAGGAGCTTCACTTGGCGTTTTATCCGTCGAAGGTGTAGATGTTGTATCACCTTCGCCACCACTTGTATCGCCACCACTTGTATCGCCACCACTTGTATCGCCACCACCTGTTTCATCGGTTTCTTTTGATTTTAAAAATGATAAAGCTGGGTCATTACCTTCATCTTCGATTTGTTTGAATCTATAACTACTCTTACAGTCATCTACTATTTGTTTTTGTAGAATGATCATATCTTGATCACTTAAACCAAACACGTTTTCATATACCCACTTCTTACTGAACAATTTCTGTTCAGCCATATCTTTACTAACTTCAACTTTACTCTTCCAAACATCAAGTTTTTCTTTTTCAAATATTGTAGATGGATTTGTTAACTCAAGACTAAAATCTACCAACGATTCGTCTCTATATCCTTGACTATACAAATGAATAACTGCAATCTTATTTAATTCACTTACTATAATACGTTGGACACGTTGAATAGTTCTAGCAAAACGAATATCTTCCGCTGCTAAAGTTGCTTTACCAGAATTGTGTATGATTACGCCAGCTGATGTTGCAAAATTATGATATTTTGTGATCGTGATATCACATGTATCAATTCTATCTTTTAATACTTCAACCTTTACAACTTTATGGTTTTTATAAACTTTGTTGAAATTATTCATGAATCCTTTATTTTTTAGTGCTAAAGGCATGTGATTCAAAACAAAATCTAATTTATTAACCACACCGTGGTGTATAAATAATTTATTTAATGTGTTTCTATCAATCTTACCAAGTTTATTTTCTAAATCTTTAAAAGAAGATGAAGAATTTGCGACGTGAGTCAATTGGTCGTATGTGATTTTAGTAAACTTCACGTTGTATCTTTTATCGGCGACGAAATGTTTGTTAGAACAACCAACTGAACAAGTTTTGGCGTTTAATGATTTGACGGTGTAAAACTCACAGTTGCACGTAGGGCACGTTTTAGTATAGCCACTTCTTAAACCTTTGTTAACAGGACTGTGTGTTTTCACATAATGTGCTAAATGTACTGCGGACTTTAATCCACCCAATTTTCCTGCTTTAACTACACTCTCTCTCCATTTTGGATTATTTACTCTATTTTCTATATTTTCTTTTGAGTTTATTGTTTTTTCTGATAACAACGAGTGAAATTTTCTATGTTCAAAAAAGTTCATAGAACAATCCAAATTCTCCGGATTATTATTTAATTTATTAAAATCAACGTGATGTACCACATTTCCAGAACCACGATTAATTAAATTATAGTGTTCCGCAACTAATCTATGCACATCTTGATATTTTCCAGTAGATGGGTGGTACACCATTTCATATCCACGGTGTGTTTTTTTATAACTTTTCTTTGTATATAAAGGCATCAATGATTGTTCTGGTTTCAGGTTGATTGCGTCAACCCACTCACCAGTTCGTGTCATAAATTTATGATCCGGTGTACAATCAATGTATTTATCATTATCAAACCAAACTCTAACAATTTCTGCGTTTTTTCTAGTATATCCAGCCCACTCAATTTCTCCTGGAACTATATTTTTTGTAGACTCGTCGATGGAATATACATAATTTTTAATGCCATTATTATAATCATCAATCAGTTCTTTAACAGATTTTTCAACTCCGCTCAATAACGGGATTTTTGTATCTGGAGAAACACAAAGTGACTCATCATATCCTAAGAATGCTTTTGGAATCTTCAAAGCTGCCATCATCTTGTTACGAAGATATTCAATATCATCGGTACCAGTCCACTCAAGTCCACTTAAGTTTTCGATGCTTGTTCCACTGTCACCGCCGCGAACAGGTAAGAAAAAGTCTTCGACCATGTTTTGAAGATTGAATCTTAAATTATAATCACCGGTTTGTTGATCCAAATATGGAACTTTTTTCATTTGTGTAATGATTCGTTCCATGTGATTGTCAACTTCATTTGGAGGTATATTACCAATATCAACTTTAAAAATTCGTTTTTCAGGAGCACGCATGATACGATGAATTAACATTGCGTCTTCCATCAAACTCAATTGTTTCCATACACGACGAGCGCCTTCCAATGTACTTTTACCATATGGCAAAAAGTTACTGTCACTTAATAATCTAAAATGTGCAATTTGATAGTTTTCACACTCTTCGATTTTATTTCCATATGGCAAATTAACTTGAAATCTTACAAAATTTCTATTTTTTAAATCCGCATTTTCAATACGTGTAACGTAATATGTACTTAGTGGTTCGACTAAATAAACACCATACTCAGGACTAATATGTAATTTAAGATAAAAGTCTCCATATTTTACCAAGCTACGTGTCCAACTCCACAAGTTAAACTCAATATTGAGAATGTCATAAAACAAGTTATTTAAAATATTCTTAATTTCGTCGTTATTGGAACGAACGGTAATTACATCACCCATTTCGTTTCTAGTAGTACATTCATCTGCATAAATGTCTAAAGCGGATGCCAAAATTGGATCCATATCCATTGTATTTGAGGCGAAACAACTATCTGTTGCAAAATTTTCATATTTTTCAACAGT